CTCGGCCATTGTCAGATGGTGTACTTGTATCGTCCTGAGACTGATCATAAACATTGGTTAGACTAGCAACGTCTCCAGCGGCACCCCCTGGGGGAGTATAGGTGGGGTCGGACGGTTGGTATGTGGTATCCGCTGTGGGGACTGCTTCATAACCACCGTCATCGTCTCTATAGATTGCAATCCTAACAATGTTGCTCTCGTTATCTATGGCATCTTGGATGATATGGGTAACATCAAAACAAATCTCTCTACTATCGTCTTCGGTAGGATCTCCACCGTCACCTGGATCATCTGGATCATCAATTGGGGGATCGGATTCGTCTTCTTCTAGATCGCCAGGAGTCTGGACATCAAGTTCTTCTCTGGCAATGACCTCCATATTCGGGTCCCCAAAGATCTTACCTACGTCACTAGTGATTGGAGGAAATCCTCTGGGAACACTTCCCCCGAAATCTCCATCTCCAAAACGATAACAGGAAGATACCCCCAGGTCTGAAATGTCCCCAGTATTACCAGCGGCAGAATAACTACTACCACCCGCTACTATCCAGTAATCTGATTCCGCGTTGGAGGATGCTATTCCTCCAGACCAACCCAACCAGTTCAAATCTCCTAATTCACCAGTAGATGTGAACCCTCTAACCACCTTATAGGCACAATAAGTACCACCATCGTCAAAAGAAGACCCTGCAATGATATTATTGGAATCAACATTGTATGTACTACTGAAGTTGGGGAATAACACATCACTGAAATTATTACTATCGTGGAACATGATAGCATTCAGGGTAAGGCACAATTGTGCTGAAGATACAGTATCACCTGATGCTGGTATCGGGGCCGTACCGCTCCCGATCTGTCGATTAGAGGCCAGGTTGAGATCGATTAAGAAGTATGCTCTTTGTGCTCTTCCACCCAGAGAACCGTCATAGGTCATGCCCCCCGTAGTAGAGTTACTGTAGTCTCTACCGTTGAACTCATACTTCCACTTAGGAGTATTACCGCCATCCAAAGTGACGAAGTCATTGGGCAACCACGCGCCTATTTCTAACATTTCTCTTTGGTATGGGGGCTGCCAAGTGGTGAAGTTGGGACCCGTACCCGTCTTTTGAATCCCAGAAGCCATGTAGTAGGAGGCAGATGTAGACCCAGTATGACCAGTTGCTCCACCTAGACCTACGTCAAAACCCCTACCACTGTTGGCATCTATTCCACCCACATGATGGGTATAGGTATCGTGATCTATACGGGCATCTACCGTATATTCCTTAGTGGTGGGGGGCGTTTTAGGTTCGTTGATCACCGCTTGTCTAAGGGCGGTTAACCTGTGGCGTGCTCTTGCCATATTAGCTTCCAATAACTCTTAAATCAGCAGTCTCTCCAGAAGCACAGATCGTGAAAAGGCTCTCTGGACCAGTTGCCTCAATGAATAAAGAATCGAACTGTTGGAGTTTATATCCATTAGCGATTAGTGCAGCATTATTTGCCATAGTTGGTCCCAATACCGCCGTATTGGGACCATAATTAGTCACCCTAAACCCAGTTTCCACTTGTAGTGCTGGGAAGGTAGTGGCGGCTGCAGCAGTGGCAACTATGGCACCCACCGTAATACCAGTACCAGCGGGGATAGAGACTGTAAGTACATCCACATCGCCGATATTATTAGTGCTTGCTAGCAGCTTCACATCGCCCGTTACCGCCACCTTGTTGGTCTGACCGATTGTCGTAACCGCTTGAGTGATGCCAGCAGCGATTGATCTAATATCCGCCGAAACACCATTCACGAGGGTATCTAGGGTACCGCCAGTGATCGAGAAGTTGAAAGTAATACCACCAGACACCGAGACGATGACTGGATCTACTCCGTTGGTACTTCCCGCTACTGGGTAGTAAATATCATACGTATCGGAGGGTCTTGTGATCACTGGAGAGGCGTCACTCATCGTGGAGTCTACGCCATCTTCTCCAGTATTGATCTTGATCTCTTGGAAATGTACAGAGTTTACAATATCCGTTCCGATAGTGGCTCCACTTGGGTCGGAGGATGTAATCTGAATATGGTCAGTTTGGTTGTCTTGTGCCATTTCTATCCCTCATATGGTTGACAGACTGTTTCCTTCGGGCATAAATAAATCATGCAAGGACGTACATCTTATTTATACAAAACGGAGCCATAAATGATAGAAGATGAAAAAGCCTTTTGCCTAAAGGTAGAAGACCTAGTGAAGACTGGAGTATATGAAAGTTATATCGACGCCGTCTTACATGTCTGCGACGAGGCCAAGATCGAACCTTTCATGGGTGCCAGGCTGATTAGCACCCCCATCAAAGAGAAGATCAAGAGAGAAGGCCAGGATATCAACCTCCTGCCAGCCGAGGCGGAACTGCCGTTCTCTTGACTGTAACCAGCCTACCTGATATAATAAACAAGATCACACACACTAAAATCTGTCACATACAATACAAAGGAGACAGCATGAGTTTTAGCAAGATGAAGAAGAGTGCGGGCAAGATGGATTCCATCATGGACGAACTGAACAAGATCCAGAAGAACGAGAAGACCAATTACAAGGACGATCGTTTCTGGAAGCCTGAAGTCGACAAGTCTGACAACGGGTATGCCGTGATTCGATTCCTTCCACCAGTAGAGGGTGAAGACACCCCTTGGGTTCGGATCTTCAATCACGGTTTCAAGGGTCGTGGGGGATGGTTTATCGAGAACTGTCCCACCACCATCGGTTTGAAGTGTCCTCTGTGCGAGGCGAACAGCGAGCTTTGGAACAGCGGGGACGAGTCGGACAAGGACATCGCCCGAAGTCGTAAGCGACGCCTCCAATACATCTCGAACATTATGGTGGTTGAGGACCCCAAGAACCCGTCGAACGAAGGCAAGGTCTTCCTCTACAAGTTCGGCAAGAAGATCTTCGACAAGGTGATGGAGTCTCTCCAGCCCGAGTTCTCAGACGAGGAAGCGGTAAACCCGTTCGATTTCTGGAAGGGTGCTAACTTCAAGTTGAAGATCCGAAAGGTCGCTGGTTTCACCAACTACGACAAGAGTGAGTTTGCTAGTCCCACTGCTCTTAATGAGGATGATGAAGTTCTCGAGAAGATCTGGGGTCAGCAGTACAAGCTGCAGGAGTTCATTGCCCCAGACCAGTTCAAGTCTTACGAGGAGCTTAAGAAGCGACTTGAGATCGTTCTGGGTGGTGGTGCCAGAGGTGGTGACATTGCCGAGTCTGCAGCGGATCTCGACAACACCGTTGCCCAAGTCAGAAAGGAGCAGTTCGCTGCTCCTAAGACCAAGGTGGAGGAGGAAAAGACGGGAGGATCCGAAAGCGGCGAAGATGACGCGCTATCTTACTTTCAGAAGCTAGCGGACGAATCTTGATATTGTAGTCGTTTTTAGACCGACCGATCTTGGCGGGGTGACTTTAATCGGTCACCCCGCTTCTTTATATTAAGGTGCAAAAATTAGACCACTTGATGGAATTTCGCCACCGACTGTCAGTCTGGGTCTGATACCAGGTGATGCTACTGTGGTGTTCTTAATATTCGTCACTGGTGCTACCACGTTGGTGTTGTTAGACGATGCCGATGGCGACGACTGCAATTCTTGGTTGGTATTGATCTCTTTGAAAAGATCGGGATTTCTACCCTCTAATATTCTCCTTGCCCTAGCAGAATCTTCTCCACTACCAAACCTCTTATCGAAGTTAGCAATCTCACTATCGGCAGTGCGTTGATCACCATTCTTCTTGAGTCTGGCAATTCGCTTCTCTTGGGCATCTACCTTTTGCTGGAAAGCCTCTTCATCTTGTTGTGCTAATAGCTGATCATATGCCGCCTGGGTGGATGCCCTATTCTGCACTTCTTGAGACGCTGCCTCTGCAAAATCCTTCTCTAACTGGGCGACGCTAGCAGGCTTCAAAACGTTGGGTATAATACCCAGAACTGCCGACACCAGGGAGTAGAATTGCTCCTTGATAAAGGATAGCAGGGTGTCTATTTGCTTGGCAAAGAACGTGACTGGTCTCTTGAAATTCTCAAACATCCATTCACCAACACTGGTGAAGAATCCGAAGAATGCTTCACCTGCAGCGATGATTCCATCTATGGTGAAGAACTCACTTACCACGTCATAAATGCTGCTAAATGCTGACACGATCAACTGGAGTTGAATCTTTATAGACTCTTTCATGTAATCTAGGTATTCAGTGAAGATCAGACCTATCTTCTGAAATATGGACAGTTCGGGATCGGCAACAATCGCGAACACGTTTCCGAAGAAGTTCTTAATATTCTCAAAGAAAGGGTCCACAAATGCGGATACGGTATCGAAGCTGATTAGACCGAATGTCAGACCTTGTACGATCTGAGAAAAAGCACCTTTCATTGCGTCGACTAGTCTGAGTGCGAAGTTGGACTCTTCAGACTCTGCGAACCCCCTAAAGGCACCCACGATGCCATCTATAAGGACCATCAGAGGACCCAGGAATTTGAGTCCAATCATGGCAATTTTACCGCCAGGCCCCAAGAAAGGGGCAATTCTACCAATTACACCCATGAAACTAGAGCTTAGGGATAGTAGTTTCGCAGCGAATAATGGCAGCCTACCTTCTGGACCGAAGAATCCCAGAAGGGCAGCCATGGTACCACCAGCAAGAAGACCACCGAATAGACCCATAATTCCTTTGAATAAACCACCACCGACTGGTTTAGCGATCTTGTCTACAAAAGACTGGAAAGACTTTTGAAATCCATCGGTTAGCGAGGAGATAGAGTCAAGTAATTGGACTCTTTCTCTTTTCTCTTCTTTCGCCGATTCCTGCTCTTGCAGTGCGTTTCCCTCTGAGGATTTGGCAATGGAGTTCCCCTGCTTAAGGAGATCTACCATCTCGTTCAGTGCTTTTGAAATTGATTTAGGATCTTCAGCCATGTTTTTGTCTCTCTAACCTTCTGTTTTCTTCTTTGATGTGATTGGTCAGAACCGATATGTAGATCTGCCTCTCCCACGGAATCATATCTTCTAATTCAGTGATTGAACACGTCCCGCTTTTAGCCATGGCGAAGTTGGTTTGATAGTAGTTTGCTAAATTATCATGATATAAACTCAGACGAAAAAATTGTCGAATCCTTCAATGTTCATAGTGTTCTTCTTCTTGCAAGAGCTGCAAGTAAACTTAACCTTCTTAACGATCTTGGGCATCCCATCAAAAAACTGCTTGATCTTTTCCATCTCTTTGTACCCGAGACTGTTTACAAAATCGTCTAACTCGGAATCTGATGCTTCTGATGCTTTGTACACCTGCTTCTCATCATAAATGTAATCAATACAACCCTTGATGACACCGACTGGGTCCGCTTTCTCAATGGCAGATACATCGTCGATTCCTGGGTACTTCATCATAATCCCCATGGACTCAGTGATTTCTACCTTGTTGCTTCCTTTACCCTGCTTGGTAACCTCCACATTGCTGAAATCGATCCTTGCCTTGTTCTCTTCACCACAGAACTCACATTTAACCGTGATATCAACGGTCTCTCCCACGGATCTGGACCTTAGGTTCACAAAAATGTATTCCAGATCGAATGTCGCTAGACTGTCCACATCTATTTTATCTTCTACGCAACTGCTGACAATCTGCTTCATGGCACTGCTGATTTCTTTTCTATCTTCAGACTCAGCCGCCACCATTAAAATCTTCTCTTCTTTGACCAAAAAAGGTCGGTATGTCACTTTTTGCCCCGTGCTGGGTATGACTAGTTCATACGTTGGGGTCTTAACGACTGGTAAAGCCATAAATCAAATCTCCATATCAGATGATAGTTCCAATTCCACCAAGGTTAAAATTCTGTAAAGGTTTCTCAACAATTGCACCCGCATCTGCCCATGATTGGAAAGTCTGGGAATAATTTAAGGGGTTACCAAATTTACCACCAAAGATACCCAGATCGTTCATCAGGCCACCAGTATTGGTGTCGAATTTCCTGACAGACGGGATATCGTATAAGAACTCTTCTGCTACCGCACCACCAGTGGTCACGATGGTGGGTATGTATCTAGAGAAGTTCAGGGTGATCGACTGTCTGGCGACCTCCGACCCCCCTTCGTTAGACAATTCGATAGCACCCACCTGCTTAGGCCAGACTTCTTCTAGTCTGATGCGATAAAGCGGAAAATCGAATTCGTTCAAAATGTAGATGTATGCATCGCAGGCATAATCCTTAAAGTACGCCATTCTACCGCTTGCTGGATCCACAATAGTGTCCATCCAAGACTCGAATGTCCGTCTTTCCCACATGTCTTTGGCGAGGTAGAACTCGATCTCTAACTCGTTCTCATACAGAGGCGCATATGGGATCTCGGATGAAGGACCCAAAGCATTAGAGTCTGGCGAAGATGCAACACCTCTCCCAGGAACGTTTATCCTGTTGCACATGAGACTCAATCTGTTACCCATGAATAAATCGAAAGCACCTACGAGTCCTGAGAACTCGATCAGGTATCTATTCGGGGTAAACACCCCGAATTTTCTGACGTTGGCAACCATTCTGTCTATTCTTGGCATGAAAGTTCCCCTATCTTATTTTATTTATGCTTTCTTTCCACACAGCCTGCTTTTTCTGCTTGACGAAAGCCTCTGTGGGAAGATTAACCGCAATATTCCAGTATTTCGGTGGTATGATCACCATCTCTGATCTTACCTTGCTCATAAGATATTTCTTGATACATGGTTTGAAGAATCTGAACTTGGATGACCCCTTGAGTATATCGTAAGACACCTTGAATCTAGCACTATCGCTCAGACTATTGTCTGAGTTTATTGCCAAGAGACTAGAGAAAAATATCTCCCTATATTTTGGGGGTAGATAATGCAGGTTTATACCCATCATTTCTTTTTTGGGTGGTGTTAGAAGAACAGCCATCGGGAATGCATCATAATAAGGCAGCTTCTTCTTGGTTTTGGGACTGTATCTGAACATATACAGTTTACCAGGTCGACCATCCTCTTTGATTTTTCCTTTTGACCCATCCATTGCCGCATCTGCACCTACAGACCCATAGATATACTGCATGTTTTTTCTGAACCACGCAAGGGAACTCTTTTCTTTACTATCAATACCGAAGAATTTGGATAGATCATCTATTTCTTCTAAAGGATCAACGTCTTTTGGCATTTTTCTTCTTCCCCTTGAATAGATCGTCTTCGGTCATGACCCTGAACGTCCAGCCTCTATTTTCTGCGAAGTCTGTAGCCGCTTTCCATTTAGCCTGGTTGATCCCATAGGTCATCACCTCAGTGAGGTATCGTCTTTTGGTCTTGGTCTTTCTCTCAGGCTCTAGACATTGTTTCTTTGGTTTTATCTCAATCAGAGTGACCTCTTTTATACCGTCTTTCCTTACCATCTCAACGATAAAATCCACGAAGTATCGGTGCATCTTGTTGTCTTTTGGAGACCGATATGGTACAATAACCTCTTCTGACCCCCAGGACAATATAGAATCGTTCTCATCACAATAAACCATGAACTTCCTCTCCCATAGAGACCTGTAGGTCACTTTAGAAGGGTCACCCAGATATTTCTCGGGCTTTTTGGGTTTGTACTTACCTTTATAAGACATGGCTTTTTATTTATATAAATAGTAGAACAGGGAGGTCTACATGCCAGAATCTTTCCAGAACACATCGGGCGCAATCGGTCCCATTGATAACCCAGCAGGATCTGCCAATTCCCAGGTAGAAAATTTTATCAATGGAGCTGGTGATGCTACGTTCTTTAATGCGTTCCAGAACTCAGGTAACCTCAATAACCTGAAGGGTGACACACCCACAGTATTGGTTTATCCAGAGGATATCCATAACAACCCCACGAAGGGTAATTTAGTCCATTTTGATGTTTTTTACAAAAAACCCGCTAAAATGGAAGACGTTACCAACTCGACCAAAGACATCTTCAGCAGTGCTAAGGATGCCATATCTGGTCTAGGAGAGGATATTTCGTCTGGTGTTGGGCAAATATTCAGCGGTGGTAATCCTCTGTCAAATGCTGGTAACCTTCTATCTGGCATTGGGACTCCGAATGACGAGTCTGCACAAAAGAGGGAGCAGTTAGAGGTGGATAATGTCAGCGAGGATACCAGGCTGGGGAAAGCAACGGAAAAATCACTAGATAAAGTGACACTCTACATGCCTGTCGGACTCCAGAACACAGATTCCTTGACATATTCGGACCAAGACTTCGGGTT